AATCTTGGTGTTTCCAATATAGAAATCACCCTTATCATTCATACCTGTGTAAACAACATTACCACATGAAGTTTCTTGTGACTGGGATAAAAATTCTTCCCTTTCTGTTAAGGAACGATTCTGTAATTGTGGTAAAGCAGTTGAATAGTTACCTGGACCATATCCAACATATTCAAATGTATGACCTGATGCTCTTAATATTGATGGTCTTCTTAACTCAATTGGTAATGGTTTTATTTTTTTAATTAATACATTATTAGGATGAGCCGCACTGATTGTACCAAGAGCACCACGAATAAATGTTAAATTATCATTATTACCTCCACCTATAGTATCACTTGATACTCTTAATATTTCACCCTCTATTTGAACATAAGTTCCAATCGGAAATCTTTGTCTAATTTGATCTGCGTCGGTTGCTGAAAGAGGATTAGAAGTCGAACCATTCAATAAACGAACACGGATTCCAGACTCAGATGCATTTATTTCTTCATTTGCTCTTAAAGTATCATGATCATATATCGATAGTCCTCTAACACCAACATTTTCACCAGCAGATGATGATAATGCTTCGTTCGCAGATAAACCATGTTTTAGAATATATTTTGGAGATGAAAGTGAAGATGTGGTTGTGGCAGTAAATGTATTAAAATCTACTACTGACTGAACAACAAAATCTCCAAGACTAGTATCAGTTGCATTCAACACACGGAATGAATTTCCGACAACTAATCCATGTGAAGTGTTGCAATTGAAAGTGGTAACACCATTACTATGAGAAGATGAACTAATAGTAATCCATGGTCCTAAATCAATTACTTGTTGACCTTCTAATATAACATCTGATGCAGGTTTCTTAACAGTAATTGCATTTGTGCTGCCTACTGAATCAATACGATAATATGCATCAGTTCCAGTAGATAAACCAGTTACTTGAACATAATTACCAGTTGCAGTTGAGATACCTGCTGTATTAATAGTGATATTTGCACTCGGTGAACCAGCTATACCACCAGTCGCAACAGATGAACTATCAAAAAATAATTGTTCACCATTTGTATATCCAGAACCACCTTCTGTTATGTTGACTGATGTCACAGAACCACCAGATACTGTTACTTGTGCAGTTGCTCCATCCCAAGTTGCAAGTGCAGGACTCGCATTATTATTGAATAATTTAATATTATAGTAAGTTCCGTTTGTATGTCCAGAACCACCATTCAAATTATTATGTCTATTTAAGGATTGATATTCATGTTGAGCAGTGAAAGTAAGATCAGCAGTTGCACCATTATCATTTACAGTGCTTATAGTATCTGTAACACCAAATGTATTTAAAAACTTATTTGCTGTTTCTCTGGTGATACTCTTCTTTAAATCATTAGTGACAACATCACCGATTGGAAATCTTTTTGCGTAAGTTGTTGCTTGAGGTGGGTTATCATCAAAATTATCCCTATCATGCTCTGGATATAAATTAACAATATTTTGATTGAATTTGTCAGCATCAAATTGGTTTGATGGATCAGTTAGTGTATTATCTGCATTTAGAACATATAAATGATAAATTCCATCTTGAACCCCTTGTATGTAAGGTGTAATAATTTCGCTTCTATAAACAAAAAGATTTGATTGTACATCATTACGTTCAAATCTAGGCAATAAGGTTGAGCGTGTATGAGTATTGTTTACAAAGGTACCAACAGTGTGAACAGAACCTAAAATATCTGTGTTAGAATATTTAAATTGTTTACTGTTGTCAATATCTGTGACTATAAAAGTACCATTATATCCCTTGTCATCTACACCACCAGTGTTTGTTGAACTTTGAACATTCTTAACAATAATTTGATTCCCAACCTTCATGTTATGAGGTTTATCTGAACGCAAAGTAACCTTGTTAGTTCCAGAATCAAAAGTTACATGTGAAATGAATCTTAAATTACGATTAAATTCATAATCTGCTGATGTAATCGTATTTTTATTAAAATCAGCATTTGAAAGTACGTTTGTTGAACTTGAATCTTGAAGAACAAATCCTTCTGTAGGATCTCTTCCATTAACCAATTCTTTTGGTACAACATATCTAACTTTATAAATTTTCTCGTCAATACCTCTATCGTCTTCTTTTCTTAAAACATATGTAATGTCATCAGTTGATGCACCTGTATATAATGACGTACCATTATGGATTGTATTTCCTGTAGCACTTGTGTGAATAAACCATCGAGTTCCATCGAATTGCACTGGATGACCTGCATCACCTGGTTTTTTATCAGATACACGACTAATAATCGTAAACTTTTGATTTGTACTGGCAACTGTATTAATAAAGACTGGGGTATCTAAATCAGCATTTGTTTTTGATGATGCAATTCTAATTTGATTAGTTCCAAGGGATGCATCATTACCATTACCATTAGTGCCTGTGATTGCAAAATAAACTGTATGAGGGTCGATATTTTCTGGTAAATCACCATCATCAGCAAATATTCTTATAGATTCTCCATTCTGAAAATTATGTTGATTATTAAGAGTAAATACTGATTTATCAGATGCTGTAGAAGCAGAGTGTGTTGCTTCAAATGATTTTTCTGAGGTAACAGTTGTTCCTGATGTATCAACGTTACTACTATTGAAAACATCGGCATTTGCCATGACAACAGTTGCTTGAAATGTTCCACTGTCATTGTCAACGTATATTTTCTCTCCTACTTTTGCACCAACTCTAAATCCTTGTACAATATGAGATGGTGGAATTGTCTCTGATTCTTGTCCAAAAAGATATAATCTTTTATCACTAGTTGTATTTGATGCGTCAACCTGCAAATACTCAATCTTTTGTTCAGTAGTAACAATTGAACGTGGTGTAATAATTGATGTTACAAATCCCTTGTCATCTTTTGCAAATGCTTCCTTTTTAAATCCTTCAGCAGCAAGAGCGAATGTACCGAAGTTAGAGTTTGAGTTTGTAATTGATGCGTCAGCACCATTTATCATATTGAAATGACTATGGAAACCAATCGCAAATACCGATACAATCTGAACAACTGCATCATTTGAAACTTTAATATGAGAAGTTCTAAATCCTTTTCTATAATTTGCTTCTTGATCTAAATGGTAAACTGTATTTGGGTTTGTAGAAGAAGATTCGGAAGATAATAACTCACCAGTCTGTTTTGTAAATTGAATGCCACTATAAGTTCTATTAGTAGGGTCATATTTTACAAAAGCACGGTCATCTTTTTGTAGTGAAACTGCAGTATATTGAGCAACCACCATAGACCTAAAACCTGTTGCTTTTGCACCATCAGCATGCATACCTTGCATACCATATACTGAACGCAATGATATATTAAAGATATATGGTGACGCACCTGATACAGTATCAGTTTCAACTAAAACTTGTGCGTTAGCAGCACTCAAACCTCCAGCAGATCCTGCTGGTAAGTTTGGTCTTACAAATGGAAGTAAATATGTAAATTGAGTCGTACTTAATATACTTCCAACCTTTGTTGAAATATTATAATCAGGTACATTAACTCCTCTAATTTTAATTGGTGTGCCACCTGATAAGTTATGTGGTCCTGATGTTGTTACTGTGACTTGTTGACCTGGTGTCGCACCATCACCAGATTCAATATTAGTTATATTAACAGGGTCAGTCGCAAATGCTCCTACTATCTCAAATTCTGGTCTCTGAGGTGCAAATGCTTTTGGTGCAGCAGGATACTTTTGATCAATCTCACGACCTGATGCCCTATTGAAAGCGTTTGTTAATTTACTATAAAATATATCTAAATCTGTTAAATCACTGAACTGTTCAAATCTATTGACACCATCAGCATATTCAAAAACTGTTAATTTATGATGTGAGAAAGTTGGTTTTGAACGATTACTATCGGAAAAATCAACTGAGTCTGTAAAAACTGTACCACTTTCATCACCATCAAAGATTGTGAACTGCCAGAAGTAACAAGCACCAGTGATTCTAAAAATTGCACTACTTGCTACATTTGGGTCTGTTGGATTTGGAACATATTTTGGTCTTACTTTGGTTTTTCTTAGGTCTAAACCTACTATCGAAGTTCCTCTTGGAACAACAACACCACCATTTACACTATTAAATTTATATAAAATATTATCTTCATTTGTTAAATCAAAGTTAGAATTTAATGTTAATTCAAAAGTATTAGATGCACCAGTTGGATCACCAGCAGGACTAATCGCATTAGCAACACCAGAATCATTTCTTATTGCAAAACCAGGTCTATTATCAACTATGTGTTCACCAGGAAAAAGTAATATTGTTGTCCTTTCTACTAAATCGTTATCATCTCCACGTAAATATGAAAATCTTGCTGCTTCGATTAACGCCCTCTGTATCGTTTTGAAGGGTTTAGTCAACGAATTACCTTGATTTTCAATACCATCGGTTGAATCAAGATCATTTGGATTAACATAAAGAATACGTCCTTCAGTATTCTTTATAAAATTCTCTAACTTATTAAGAGGCATCTTTTTTAACTACTATAATTGATGGCAGTACCATTCTATTCTAGGTGTATTTAGCCTAGTAAACGTCCCATCAAATGATTATTTATCCTTATCAAGAACTAAATCTTTATATAAAATTTGGTTTGGATCAAGTAATTCATCACATACTCTCATGATTCTCATAAATTCATCTGTTGTATCGCAAAATATTTTTTTACTTGTACCATCATCACTTATGAGATTAAAAGAACGTGAGCAAATGTCAACCTCTACTTGAAAAAGATAGTCATCCATATTAGATATGTTTTATCTACTATAGCATATGTATGAAAAAAATCAAGTTTGATCAACATAGTACCAAGTTACAGCAACTCTTTTTCTACCTTCTTCAACTATTTGACCAGCATGAGGATAACACCAATTAGATGGAAAAATTAAAGCATAACCAGGTTGTGGTTTGTAAGTTTTATGAACAAAAGATGTTCCCCCACCCTTAAAACCTTCATTTAGATATACAATTACAGATATTTTACGATGATATTCTTTTTGTTCCTGACGAGTCGCAGCATCATGATGAAATTGATATTCTTGTGATTTTTCATATTGTAATATTTGAATACCTTCTCTCCATGATGTTGTATCATATCCACCAGGCACTGGGTAAAAAGAAAAATTATAGTGGATGTTTTGAACTCTTCTTTTATATTCATTCAAACCTAAATTTATTTTGTTATGAAAATTTACTACTAGTTCATGTGAATCTAAAAGAGTAGAACCAGAACTTGTTCTTATATTATCAACTTTTGTGTCAGAACCAGTTTCTCCCAAAACTTGATTTCTTTCAAATTTTAAAGTATCAATGTATTCATTTAAATCTTTTAATTCTGATGGTTCAAGTATTTTAATAATCTGTATCAGATCATTCATATTATGAAGGTTGAGTTGGCCAAGTTGGATTTTCAGGATCGCTCGTGTTAGCAGGTAAATCTCTCAATGTCTGTCTATAAGTAACCCATTCTGCTTTTTTTGAATCTGTAAGTCCTGCATCATTCAATTGTGTGTAATCAGACATAAACAAAAGACCATTTCTCTGTCTTCTAAGTAATTCCCATAATTGATCAGTTGTCAAAGTTTCTGACTCTTTAATTAATTGAAGTTCATTGTTAAATGAAGTTTCGGCTTGAGAATAAATTCCTATAGATGAAACAATTTCATTTGGTTTACCATCATTGTATTCTATTTCACCCGATGTGCCATCCCAATGAAAAGCATGAACATCACTAGGAATCCAAGAGATATCTGTGGTAACACCAACTAATCTTGTGCTTCCAATACCAATTATCCTATCCTGTGGGACTACTACTACTGTGGTGTTCATATTCTAAAATTGCTTAAAAGAATCCAATTTGTCTATATTTATAGGTGGATTATTATCATTTAATACTTTTGTTTCTCGTGATTGCATTAACATTTCACCTACTCTAACTGTTTCATTTCGAAAAGATTCAACAGAACCACATGTTTGACGTTGTTGTTGTGAATTTTCAATTAATAGCATTGGCATCCAAGTAACTGCACAACCCCATTCATCCACCTCCTTTCCTGTCTGCGGATTCGTACCTCTTACTTGCGTGAACCAAGAACATTTTAATCCGAGACAATCTTCACCAATTAGTGGGCAAAATTTTCCTTGTTCGAGTTGCATATTAATCTTTTACTGCTATTATAACATCTAGATAACGAACTGCCAAGTTAACTGTTGGATTAGTGAATCCGTGATTGTGAGCAGTGGCATCACCAATATCTAATGTACATTGATTTGTTGAACCAGATGGACCATTAGCACTTGTATTGTTGATAAACTTTGATGCACTTCCAGTCGGGTTAGTAAAATCACCAGAACCATTGATGAATGCATCAATAGTAAACCTACCAAGTATAGCGGGTAACATTGTTTTTGTCAAGGTGCGATTTCCAACACCACCACCACTTGTTGCTCTAGCACTTTGAAATGCAGTTGTAAAATTAGTGTTACCACCACTACCAACAGTTCCAGATACAACTCTTAATGCTCTTTCATTAACGGAAGTCGTATCTTTTGTCCATCCAGTTGGTGGGTTTGTCTGCTGGAAAATCATACGAGTTCCAGATGGAAATTCATAATCATCACCCTCCTGTCCTTTTTGTCCTTTTTGTCCTTTTTGACCTGATGAACCCGTTGCTCCTTTTTGACCAGTAGAACCCGTTGCTCCTTTTTGACCTGATGAACCCGATGCTCCTTTTTGACCAGTAGAACCCGTTGCTCCTTTTTCACCTGATGTGCCTGGCTCTCCTTTTGCACCAGTTCCTGTATCTCCTTTATCACCTGTACTTCCTTTTGAACCTGTACTTCCTTTTGATCCAGTGCTTCCTTTATCTCCATCGTCACCTGGTTCTCCTTTTGCACCCGTATCACCCTTTTCTCCTTTAGCACCAGTGCTACCACTTGAACCTACAAGTTGATATAATGGATCACGAATGAAGAGAGAATTTGAACCCATTCCAGACCAATTAAGAACAACAATAGATGTCCATACTGCTGTTGAAGTCGGAGTATAATCAAATTCAGTCGTCTGCCAGTCAGTAGTTATTGCAGTGTTTTCCTTCCAACTTCCTTTTTTCCTTGAATCCTCTTGTACAAGACTATTTGTTGCACTATGTGATACTGCTAATTTTCCATCGGGGAGTGCAGCATCATATTCGTAAACTCTAACATAAAAACCACTACTACTCGCTGCAGATGCTTTATATTTAATTGAGAGTTTATGAGATTCATTTGATGCTGAATTTACACGGAAAGCAGGGAATGCTGCTCCTATAGAACCATCAGAAGATGATTGTAATTCTAATGCTAACTCATTTTCATTATATGAAATTGTATCTTGATTTGAATTACTATAGGCAGCGACAGCACCATATGGTGCATCTATTAATCCTGTTTCACCAACTTCACCTTTCTGACCTTTAGAACCTGTATCTCCTTTTTCACCTTTTGCTCCATCTGCACCACTTTGACCTTTTTGTCCTTTATCACCTTTTGTTCCATCTTGACCCTTTTGTCCTTTTTCTCCTTTGATACCAGAATCACTAGGATTAGCCCACTGTGGTGCTGCACTATTTCCCTGACTGACTATAATTTGACCTGATGTTCCATAATTTTCTCCTGATAGACCTATTTGTCCATAACTTCCAATACGAAATCTTTCAGCTCTTCGATCAGTTCTATTACCAGGTTCTTGAGTTGACCATCTCCAATGAGAACCACCATCACTCTGAATTTGACCAACTTGGTTTGCAACCGCAACATTATTTTCATTTACAGCATCTATAAAAATATTTCTTGTTGTTGATGAAGATGAATCAGTAGTCTTAACTTGTATTCCTTGAAAATCACCACCAGAACCCTCTAACCTTAGTCCTGTTCCATTAAAATTTTTAATTGTGGTTAAACTTGATGTTAATCTTAATGTTTCACTTCCACCCAGTGTAAAACCTAACTGATTACTTGCTGGATGATTGAAGAAAGTATCAACATCATTCTCCATGACAATTCGAGCATCACCATTAGTTGTGTTTACATCAAAAGTAAACATTAAATTAGTATTATCACTTTCATAAAATCTTACAACACCATCTGCATGAAGATTTAAATTACCATCACCATTTATTTTACAAATTGCATTATTAGTTGTATGTAAAAATAAATCATTACTAATTACAACATCATTTGTGAACGTTGCTAATCCGACATTATCAATGCGAAATCTCTCTGTCCCCTCAGTTGTGACTTTGAAGTGACCATTTGATCCTGTATCAACTACTTCTGCCTCTGTATTTCCTTCAAATATTTTATCTGCAGTTCCTGTTCCTGTCCCTTCATCTCCTTTAACACCTTTATCTCCTTTATCTCCTATATCTCCTTTTTGCCCTT